TCTTCGACACCCACATCGGACGCAACCAGGGTATTGGTGCTCGCGGAGTTCGCGAGAAGCTACCAGTAGCTGGAGCACAGAAGTACAAGCAAGCTCACCTTTACCTAACCAACCTATACGGTTCGATTGAAGTAGATGGTCAGCTATTCGAGCAGGCAGTCGAAGACTACCAGGCTTTCATCAACGTTGTTGACAACGAAATCAATGGTCTAAAGAAGGACCTAGCTAACGACCTAAACCGTCAGGTTTACGGAGATGGCTCAGGTAAGCTAGCAGTTGTTACTGCTCAGCCTTCTGCTACAACCTTGACCGTTGACACCGACCACTTCCTACAGGTCGGAATGACCTTTGACGTGGTTGACCCAACAACTGGTGTAAAGCAGCAGTCAGGTGCAGCAAGCTCTCTAGAAATCGTATCTATTAACGAAACCACCAACGTAATCACAGTAACTGGTACTTTGGGAACCTTCGGCACTAACATCAGCGCTGGCGACTTCCTAGTACGTTCTTCCAACGGAGTAAACTCCTTCGGTAAGGAGTGGACTGGTCTAGGTGCAATCGTTAAGGCTACTGGCGAACTACACGAAATTGACCCAGCTAGCTACCCAGTATGGTCTGCAACAGAGGTTGCTCTTGGAACTCCAGGAGTATCAACTGGCACACTAACTGAGTTGGCACTGATCAACCTAGTACAGAAGGTAGACAAGCAGGGCGGTGACGTTGACGTAATGTTGGCATCCCCTGGAGTCTTCAACGCTTACTGGGATCTTCTACAGGGTCTACGCCAGTTCACCAACGGTGCAACCCTTGAGGGTGGACAGCGTGCATTCACATTCGACGCGGTTGGCAAGCCAATCAAGTTCGTATCTGACTACGCAGCCCCACCAAGCACCCTATACGCGCTTAGCTCGAAAGAGATTGTGGTTAACCGCAAGCGCGACTGGGCATGGATGGACCGCGATGGTTCTATGTGGTCACGTGTTGCTGACACTGATGCATACGAAGCTCGCTACTTCCAGTACTCTCAGCTAGGAACCTACCGCAGAAACGCACACGCGGTAATGACTAACATCACCGAGAAGTAACTAGTAAATAATTGCCCTTGGGGATAGACCCGTCTCATCTATCCCCAAGGGTTTTACTTTATACTTGAGACAGGAGGCTGAATTATGAGCTACATAGAATTTGACAAAATAGACGGATTATACTCAACAGATCACCGTAGGGTAGCCGAGGTTATTAGCGACCTTTTCCCTACAGTTAGGCTGATTCGCGTTGACTCGTTACACCCAGCTTTTGACCCAGAGCGACCATTTGCACTAGTAGATGAACCGCACATGCTACCGCCATACGTAATCAGGTACATGCGGGAGTCTGAAGTAGACCAGAGGCTTGTTGCTTGGCTTGTAGAAAACAACATGCACGACAAGGATTCAAAGGTAAATAGACTTCGCATTTTAGAGATGGCTGAAGCCGCCATGAAGGCCAAGCGTGAGCTAGAATGGATGGAGGAAAAGAAGGACATGATGAAGTCCGTAATGAGTTCCCGCAAGAACGAATACCGCCACGATGGAAAGGTACTTAGGAAGTAATGCCAGCAGAGCTATTTACCAAGCACGTTAGTGATGTAATCACACGCGTCAAAACTCAATTTGGAGACACTTCTGGAGCGCAGATAAACGACGAGGCTATCATTCGTTGGATCAACGATGGTCAGCAAGAAATCGTAAACAACAACGCCATTTTGAAAGAAACCAAGGTAGGCAATATTGTTGCTAACCAGGCTGAGTACAGCTTCCCAGCTGACAAGGTTCAATACATTGAAGCGCTTTACGTTGAAGGTCGCCCAATCAAGAACCTATCCCCACAGGGTGCTAGGGACTTTATCTTGGCAACTGACCCAACCCTTGCTGCCCGTGCTGACTACCCTCAGCTATGGTATGAGCGTGGCGGAATTATCACCCTTTACCCAGTACCGCAAAAAAGCTTTCCTAACGGTCTAAAGATGGAATATGTAGAGATGCCAGCAATGGTAACTAGCTTCAACGATCCACTAAGCATCCCAGATAGATACCTAAACGGATTAGTAAACTACTGCATGGTTCAAGCTTTAGAGTACGACGAAAACTACACAGCAGCGCAATTAAAGCTAGGTCAGTTCAGAGACGGGCTAGACAGACTTCACTACAAGGAGAACATCTCCCAGTCTGACTTATATCCTGTTGTCTCACCTGATCCAGCTGATTATGTCTAACCTAGTAAGAGAGCGTTCAGCGCAGATAAAAGACTTCTCAGGTGGTTTGAATAACTACTGGGATGCGTCAGCTATTGCCCAGAACGAAGTACCGTTTCTACAGAACCTAGAGTTTTCGCCAACTGGTGCACTATCTTCTCGCCCCCCTATTACGGATGTGGGAGTGGCTTTTCCAGAAGCTGGGGTATTTTTTAACCTGCTTGGTTACTACATCAAAGAAGACGGAGTGCGTTTTGCCGTCTACACTTCGACAACTAAGACTTACGTATACAACATAGCCACTGAGGCTTGGACTCAGATCTGGACGCACCCAGCAGCCGACTTTGTGCAATACCAAGGCTACCTAATCATGTGCCGCACAAATGGAGCAGGCGCTTACTGGGGACCCAGCGGAGCTCCAGGATATGATTCAGCTACAGGACTTTGGACTATTGCTGGCTCAAACACTTCAACCATTGCAACTATGCCTGCTGGCCGTGGTATTGAGCTTCACCAAGAGCGCTTATTCTTGTTTGGCCCACTAAACTCTGCAACCCAGTCAGTGATGTACTGGTCTAACATTGCGGGTGAAGTTGAAGCTTTCCCTGGACAAGACTGGCGCTGGTGGGACGCTAACAATGGCTTTACCTCTGTAAACAGTGGAGACGGTCAATGGATTACAGGCTTAGTCTCTGGTTACAACGAAGTTACCGTATTTAGAAACGCGTCAACTTACCGCTTTACTTTCTCTGGTCTGCCTGAAGGCGGTACTATGGCAAAGATCCAAGAAGGTATTGGTGCTGAAAACCAGAACTGTATTGCTAACTATGAAAATGGTTTGCTTGTACTCAGCGGAGATCAGCTGTATGCGTACTACAACGGAAACTTTACATCCCTTAATGACCAGAAGGTTCGCTTTGAAGAGCAGTCATTCTCAGCCAACCTAAAGCTTAGATATGCAGTATCTATCTTGGGATCTAGGGCTATCGTAAATTTCGGTGGCACACTATACGTATTCCAAATTAAAACTAACACTTGGTCTATTTGGCTATCCGATACTCAGTTTGCTAAATGTATTGAAATCCCCACTCCTCCAAACAACATTGGCGAAACTAAGACTGCACTTGCTATATCTGGTAGCGCAACTTCTACAAAATGGAAAGTCTACGAAATAGTGGATCACAGCCATTCCACTACTGGCTCAGAGAACATAGAGTGTATCCTGCGTACAAGAGTTTTCGACTTTGACACCCCTAACGAATGGAAAAGATTGTACTGGTGGGCTGCTGACGTCATCGCAGCTGGCAACATTAAAACGATTGTAATCCCTGCTTCGGTATCTTACGCTTTTGCTACCTGGGATGATGTAAGCCTGGACTTTGTTGGTGACGATAAATTCGTAGTATGGGATGACCCAGAGGCTACTTGGGATAACCCTACAGACGTAGAATTTAGGGGAATAACCACCGAAATAGACAACGGATTTACCTATAAACAGCGGAATAGCTTGAAGCTAGACAACGGAGTGCGTTTCCGTAGGGTATACTTTGAATTGTATCTTGAGTGCGATGGCACGATAGCTACGTCACCAGCTCAGATTTTTAGCATTACTCCCATGATCGGGATGAAGGCTAAGTCGTCAGACAGGATTACCTAATGGCTAAGGCAATGAAAGACCCAGCTAAGCCTGGCTTCAACCCTTATGCTGCTGGTGCAAAGGTTTACGGATCTGGTAGGTTCAACCCTACCATGGGCCCAGTTGACAAAACTGGTTACTCAGAACGAGACAGGAAGCGTAAGGTTCGCCTTAACGCTCTCCAAGCTCGGATGAAGGCTGGGCAGAAGAAGAAATTTGCAAGTGCTAGTTATGCGAGGTTTGAGTAATGGCAACAACACTATCCCAAGCGGGCGGCGTTCAGAACGTCCTAAATAACCCTATTTACCAAAGAGAACTACAGGACTACTACCTTTCAACTTACGCACCTGGCCTAACTAGGGCAACCTTTGGTATTAATGCTGCTAGAAACGCATTCCAGGCTAACGAAGGCGACCGCACAACCCAAAGAGGTGAAGCAGTTAGAAGAATTGCTGGAGATTACGCATCCCGTGGTATGCGTACACCTGGCGCAATCAATAGGGATCGCTCAAGAGTCCAAGACCAGTTTGCTAGACAGAGCCGTCAAGAGCAAAGCGGTATTGCAGACATGGAAAACGAGCGCGATGTAATGTACGGAACAGGCGCTAAAACTGGTGAGACGTTTATGAGTGAGCCAGTTAAGTTTGGTTCAGTCGGTGCAGGCGCTCGCCGTTCTGCCCTATCTGGCCTACAAGGCTTGCCAGAGTACTACAACCTACTAGGCGTCGGAGCTAGCACAGCTCCAGGAAGATTCTAAAATGGCAGATACCTCTAACTTATTTGGTGACTGGACAGCTCAAAAAAAGTGGTTTGACGACGCTGGAAAAAACATAAGCAATTTTGGTAGAGACTTACTTATAACGTATGGTCAGCAAGCTAGTCCATATAGTGTAAGACCCCCAGCGCCCAAACCCGCCGCTCCTGCTAAAGATTTAGGAATGACTGCCGATAAAATGGCAAGACTGCGGGGCGAAGTCATACCTGGGCCAGTCACTCCTGGACCCACTGGACCGTCTGGACCATCTGCGCCTTCAGTAAATCCTATTGATGCTTTATTTGCCCCAATGTTTGAGTCACTTGCTCAGCGCGAGCAACTTGCTAACCAGAGATATGAAGCCAACCGCGAGCAGGTTACAAACATTTACGGTCAGATTACTGGAGCCAGGACAGCCGATATTGCTACGACGGGTGAAGCATTTAGGCGTCTTTCCGACGCAGCCAGCTCTCGCAGTTCTGCCGTAAATACCTCTATCGATGAGTCAGAGGCTGCAAGGCTTCGTAACAACCAAGCAGCGCTAGAGAGCATGGGTCTTGGTGGCCTATCTACCTCGCAAGGTGACATCGCCTCTCAGGGTGCTGCAATGGCTAAGAACACTAACCAACTAAACGCTGAAAACTGGCAGAACCTACTTACTGCTATGGGTGCGACATCTCAGGATCTTGCAAGATCAGACGTAACGGGCTTCAACTACAGAATGGGTGAAGATCTAGGTCAGCTTCGCGGTGCTCGTGAAAACTTCCAAGAAGACATTGGAAGAGAGCGCACTAACTTAATAACACAGCAAGCTCAGGCGAGGTTTGATTTCCAACAATCACAGCTGGCTGCAGCAGCCTCTGCTGCGGCAGCAGCTAGATCAGCTACAAACGCGGCAGATAGGGCTGCTGCGGAGCGGGCTCAGGACCTTCTTGACAGCTCAGATCCACTGACAAGGGCAACAAGTCGCGGAATAGAACTTGGTTATGTTGACTTTGACCCAGTAAAAGTTCAGGACGCTTACAATGGCTGGATGATAAACAGAGGAACAACTCCCACTGCCGCAGGTAGGACAAGTTGGGACAAGGGCTCAGCAATTGCCGACGCTATGAAGTTTATTGGAGACCAGCTGTCTAATGATGAAAAGCGTGCTTTGCAAGAAGCTATTGGCAATAGCTACTAATATAGTAGGATTTAGCCATGGCAGTTAATCCAGAGATTTTTAAAGCGCTTTCAGGAGGCGCAAAATCCTCTGCCGCTTTTGACGTAAACGCAGCAAATCAAGCTGTAGGTGCAGGAGCCGCCCAGCCTGGTGCTTGGAGCCTTGGTCAAGGAATTATTGACATTCTCTCAACTGGTGGTTATTACACTGCGGGCATTACAAACAAACTTGGTCAAAACGTTGCTGCCATTCAACGCGGTGAACTTGGTGCCCTTCTTGATTTAATAAATCCTATTTCCGCTGTTTCTGCTGGTGTAAAAGGCGTCGGTGATCGTAGGACATACAGCCAAAACCTAAAAGAAATGGGTGTGGATGATAACACCGCAACTTGGCTCGGCCTTGCACTTGACATCGGTTTAGACCCAACTACATATATTTCGGGTGGTGCTGTTGCTGGAATTAAAGGAACAGCCGCTGGAGTACGTCTTGCGTCTGCGGCAAATAAAGCAAACGCAACCATTGTAAAATCTGCCGCCGAAGCTGCTGTAAACAACCTGCCAGATATGGCAAGGTCCTACATACCATCAGAAGTTCCGCTTACTCAAGGGCAAAAACTTGGCAACTACCTAACTGGTGTGCTACGTGGTTATGACTTTAATAAGAGTAAATATGCCGCAGAGCGGCTGAATGCAAAACTCGGTAGCAAGATCCGAAAAGAAGCAATTAAGGCTTCTAAAGCTGGGGATGACAGCCTAGCCGCTCGCGTAAACGAGCTAGTTTATGGGTTTGAGACAATTGCTAAGACAGCTAACGCCAGCATTGCTGACGATCTAGCTGCAAGAAACAGAGAAGACTTGTTTAGGGCTATTGCGGAGAGCCCCGTACTAAAAGAAAAACTAGGTAGAAAAGCTGGCAAGTTTGCAAGAGTTTCCGAAAAAGCAAACGACCTAGCGTTTGTCGACCCTAAGACTGGTCAAAAACTTGATGCTGCGCAAGCAAGCGTTGCAACAAAGGCAGCTCAGCTTGAAGATGCCTCCGCAATCGACGCCACTCCAGCAGTTGTAAAAGATGTCGTAGAAACTCCGCCACGCCCAATAGAGCGAGAAATAGTTGAAGCTCAGGCTGTTTCAGAAAACAGGTTTGCAGCTGAAGAGTTAGCTACAGAAATAAGAAAGAAAGAAAAGTCTTACAAGCGTAACGTAGCTTCGGCAACAACTAAGTACGGAGAGATCCGCAAAGAAGCTTTGGATTTCATAAAGCGCGTTGGAGATCCAAACATTAAGAAGCAGCTTGCTGAGTCAGCAAATCCACTTGAAACTCTCGCTGACCTACTTGCTACCAACAAGATTACACTTACTGCAAACAGAACTGCACGCTTTGCTAGGGTGCTTGGTGCGTCTTCAGACCCACAGCAAACAGTTGTTGACTTGATGGCGAAGACCTTGGTTTCAATGAACAAAACCTTTAGCAAACTAAAAAAGACTCAAGATGAAATCGCTGAGCTAGGCAACCAACTAGCCAGAGGAATTGAAAGCGGCTTTTCGAACGCCAAGACTGAGAACATTCCAGCTGGTGCAGGAGCAGCAGGAGGTAAAGAAGCTGGCAAGATTGCAGAAGATGCGCTGCAAGTTGAGTCAGAGGTTGTGAAATCACTAGACGATGCAGTTGAGTCCGTGTTAGAAACTGGCGCTACTCCTACAGCCAAAACAGCAGAGCAACTTGTCGAAGATGCAGTAAGCCTTCGTGCTGGTTCAGCGGAGCAGCTTGCGCGAGACCTAGTGTTTATCAGCAGCGAAGCTGGCACAAGCACTCCAGCAAACCTAAAAATAGTGCTACAAGATTTTCTTGGCTCAGGACCTTACGATCAGCTTGTAAAACTTGCAGAAAAGCGTGGCACAACAGTAAGCAGAGAGCTATTTAAAATACTTGAGTCCACTAACAATGCAGCAAGCCCGCAAATCACTGAACTTACAAAAGACATTATTCGTTTAGATATGATTAACGCTGAGGCTCGCATTTCAACCTACGACAAGGTTTGGGCAAGAATGCGCAAGGTTGAGGGTAAAGGCGGAAGAACCGCGGCAAGAATGTCAGAGGAGCAGGGTCGGATTCTTAGAACTTTTGAAAACTTATGGCGAGTCTTTGGTGTTCCTGTAAAGACCCAAGAAAACATTATTATGCAACTTCGCCGTGATGGTCAAAAAAACGTGGGGGACAAGCTAAGCAAGAACTTTGTTCCAATGAACATGGACTTTTCCACCGCTGACCTAGCTATCATGGCAAGCGAAAAGGGCGCGGGTGATCTTATTGGAGCACTGCAGTGGCCAGGTAAATCTTTTCAAAACGTTCAGCCAACAAACTTTGAGTATGCTGCGCTAACCGCATTGCGTTACAAGCAACTAGGTAAAGAAATTACACCTGGCAGTGAAGCGTGGTTAGAAATCCGTAAAGCCTTTGATGAAGTTTACGAATTCGGTGCAAGGGACGGCGTAGTACCAAAGAAAACTGCCGTGGATGACTTCTTTAAACCAGCTCCGCACGTAAACCCAACTAGAGTGGTGGGCGGTAAAAAGCTTAAGCAGATACCAGATTTAGATAAAAAAACTGACGCAATGATTCAGTTTATGGTTGACAACCTAGATGAAATAGGTTCGCTATCCGCTTCTAGGGCTGCAGCTAGGACTGCGGATGCTGCCGCTGAGATACTGCCTAAAGCTTCAGAGATACTAGCCGATTTTGTAACTTTTGTTTCTGTTAGGGAAAAGTTTATGACTAGCATTGCTGAGCTTGCAACTAGGTCAAGAGCTGCTGGTAGTCCAGAGATACTAATGACTGGCGTAGAGGGGATGGTCGGCTTAAGACAAGTAAAGGGTAGGTTAAAAAACTTAATAGAGTCAGTAACAGTTGGCGCTAAAGTCTTCCCAGATCCTCAAACTGCCCAAGCTGCGCTAGACACAATCTTGAATATGTTTATGCAGCCACTTACTGGTGGACTAGGGAAAAGCCCGCTAGATAAGCTTGACCCAAAGGTCGCCGCAGGTGTGCGCACTCACGTTTCCAGGGAGATGAGCGAACTTCGTAAACAGATTTCTGAAGAGATTAGCTTATTCGACGCAATGGGTAGCTCTAAGCCAAGCGCTAAGGCTACTCCTGAAGCTACAAGAAAAGCACAGAACGCTCGCAGGGAACAAGCTGAAATTATTGCTGAAGAAACTAGTTCTATGATGAGAAAAGGTCTAGACAATAAAGATGATGTATCAGAAGCTATGGCAAAAGCTGGCGTAAAGTCAACTGATGAAACATCTAGCTTTGCTCACAACCACGCTGAAGCAACTGGTGATCCAATTACAACTGGTCAAGCTAACGCTGCCGTTTCAGAAATAAAGAGATTGACAGATCCTAAGTTTTCCGAGAAGTGGTTAATTGCATTTAGCGGTCGCTACGGTATGGGTCTTGACATGAAGACGATCATCGGTGGTGTTGAAACTGTAAACCAAAGCAAGGTTGGTTACTTCAAGAACACGCTAAGGCAGATGTTCGTAAAGTATGACAAAAACATCTTAGAAATAAACAACTCGTTCAAACTTGTCCAGAAGTGGGGGCAAGAAATGCTTCAGCGTGCTGAACAAGGCAATGGAGAAATACCATTTAGAGAATGGGTAAAAACTTCTGAAACTGGCAATGTCAATGTTGAAATTGCAGAGTCTTTCAGCGACGGTATTGCGGCAATGTTTGGTGTCGGAGATGAAATTGGTGGAGTTTTAGGCGAAGCTGTGCAACACAACATCTTTGCTGATGAGCTAAACAAGATGTTTGACATGAGAAAGTTTTTTGAAATTGGTGAGGGTGCATTCCGCTTAGAAGACGGTGCTGGCCCTATGGCGGTAAAGTATTCGTGGGCTGCAGCTGACGTAACCGAAAAGTTTACCTCGCTTACTTTCTTGGCAAACTACGCTAGCGCACTACACGCTGTGCAAACCCGCATCGGAATTGGTCAATCGTTTAGCAGATTCTTCGGTAAGACTTTTGATCAGATTAAAGAAGAGGGCTTAGATGTTAAAAACTTTATTAAAGTTGATCCAAAAGATGAGTTTGCAAAATATTTAGACCCAAACAAGGTTTACGATGCATCTGAGATGCAAAGACTTGCTGCGGTTAAAGAATACGTTCTATACCCTAAGTCCTTCTCGAATGAAAACGTCCAAAAAGTTGTTGACTTCTCTGACATGATCATGTCTGTGCTAAAGGGTGCTCACACTACTTGGAGGCTAGGCCACCACGTTACATCCATTATTGGTGAAGCATTTATGAACTCTTTCGCTGGTGTAAACAGCGCTAAGTACTACGCAAACGCTTTTGAAATTCTTCGCGGATTTGACCCATCAATATACAAGGGTGATCCAAACATGTTTAAGGCTTACGCTGAAGTTGGCACACCTAAGGGTATGCAGCTTAAGGCAACAGGTAAAAAACCTGATGGTACTGACAGAACTGCATTTGAAGAAGTTGGTTACATTAACTCTCAAACTGGTAAGCGCACTATTGTTCCAATGGAGATGATTGCTTACATGGCAGAGCGACTAGGTGTCCTTACTCGTGGTGGTGCATCAACAGTAGAAGACCTTGACCTTCGCGGTATGGGTGAACTAAGCGATGGTGTGGTTGGTGGAGTCAGCCGCTTTAACAGCAAGCTTGCTGAGTTCAGCTCGCACCGTGACAACATCTTCCGTATGGCTCACTTTGTAAAAGAGATTGAAAAAGGTGGTGTCTACAAATCATTTGAAGAAGCCGCTATTCAGGCAGCAAAACAAGTAACAACATTTCATCCTACGATTGGTGGACTATCTGCATTCGAGCGTAAATACATGCGTCGTGCGGTATTCTTCTACACTTGGCAGCGCATTGCAGCTACCAAGGTATTCCAATTAATTATGGAGCAGCCTGGCAAGATTACTATCCCATCTAAGATCCAATACGCATTTGCTGAAGCTAATGGATTCAACCCAGAGTCATTTGGAGATCCATGGGATCCAGATGGAATATATGCTTCGTGGCACACTGGATCTACATTTGGTCCACAGTTCCAGGGTCCTGGTGGCGCTGGCGATGCATGGGGCTTTGGGCCTGCTGTACCGCAGTTAGACATTATGAACCAACTACTTGGTGGCTATGACGTACAACCAGGCCAATCAGGCTTTGACGTGCTCATAGAGGGTTCTCAGAACCTCGCTGGAGGCAACCTATCACCGCTACCTAAGTGGTTCGTAGAGATCACCTCAGGCAACAGAGTGGGTACTGGTGGTGACATTAATAACTACCTAGAGTACGCTATTGATCAGGTTGGTGGCATTAACACGCTATCAAAGATAACTGGCATTGGTCAGGATCCAGAAACAGGGTTGACTCCTACTGAACAAGGGGAAAGAAAGGCTAGACTATTGGCTAACTGGTTCTTGGGTCAAAAGTTGCAAGACTACTCCACTAGCCAGACTATTAGACAATGGAACAACGATCAAAGATTAATGATGCAGAGACTAACAGGACAGGAATAACAATGAGCTTGAACCCAACATTTGATGATGTACTAGCGCTGACATTTGGCACGCTAGACGCTGTATACGCCCTACACGCGCCAGAGAAGCCAGAAGATGACAATGACCCAGGTAACTGCGTTCACTGCGCTGTAGAGTTCCCCTGCCAGACCGCAGACATTATTATGAATGGACTAGCACACATTGCAAACGCAATGACTGCTGTTAAAGAAGCGGAAGCTAGCGAGCGTTCCGAATAGCGTTTCTTAGAGCTATTTCGTAAATTCTCATATCGGGAGAGCCTGTTATTGACCTTAAAGTGGCTTGTAGCCCAGGTGCTAAAAGCCCCTCATCGGCAAACGGATAAGGTTTATTGGTTGACTTGGTGTAGCCAAACACCCTATCAGTAATACCAGGGCTAAGTTTGTTAAAGCTTTGAACTCCCGCTATGTCTTCTTCTGGTAAAAATCTCATTATTGCATTCGGTGGTTGGTTTGAAACCCTGCCTCCAGTGTCAAATTTTCCCTGGGCAAGCCTACCCAATGCCTCTAACTGATTTTGATCCGCAACAGAAGTTGCCTTAGGTAAGGTATAGCTATCCCCAGCTTTTAAGGTATTTAATCTACCCAGCTCGTTTGTGGTAGGAACTCTAAACATTTGTTGACCAGAAGGAATTACACCCCTGTTAGTAACAGCGTTTATTTCATTTAAAAACATGTTAGGACTGTATGCTGTTTTAGGAGATTGCATAAACTCTTCGAGCGCTTTTATTTCAGCAGGTGAAATATTGCTAGCTGCTCTCCCTGCCGCACTTGCCGCACTGGCCGCTTCACCACCAAGCCTACCTATCTTACCGATACCAAAAGGAATAGCAGATAGCGCCATCATTTCTGGACTAGTCCAGTCAAAGATTGCGTTCTTTACAAACCCACTAAGAGCTTCGCCCTTTTTGGCAACGTTCTTTTTCGAAGCAGACTGAGACTTGGCAACATACGCCGCCCTGTCAAACGCCTCTTGTTGTTTTTTAGATGCAGCCTGAAAGTCGGTTTCTTTTTTAGAACTAGATGCTTTTTTTCTCGCTATACGCTCTAGTGAGTCTGCACTAGCCATTAGCTAGCCGCTGTAAACTTGTGACTTTACGCCAGAAAAGCTTGACTTCTTCTTCTTCCGCAATGAGCTAACCGCCGCCTTCTTAGCTGCAGCCTTACCCTTTTTTGTGTAAGGAAACTTCATCCCGTTTACTTCAGGCATTACTTCTTGCCTTTTTTCATTCCGTACATGTAGCTCTTAAGGGCTTCCATTTTTGAGTTCTTAGGAAGACTCTTTTTTCCTTTTGAGGTTTCAGGGGTCATAGGAAGGTTTTGCCTTCCAAGTTTTGGGGCCATTTTCTTTCCAGGAAGGTTTTGCCTTCCAGGAATAGCTTTTTCAGTCTTGCCTTTTCCTGATGGAGCAGTCTTGCCCCTGCCTGATGGGTCAATTTGTTTCATTGCATTTTTCCGTTCTTCATCCTGGCTTTAATGTTCTTAGCTGCAGTCTTATAGGTCTTTAAAGCTTCTACTTTAGCACCTTTTGAATTAGCGGTAGTTTTCTTTTCAGACTTCTGATTTGAGGATTGTGCTGCGCGGTATGCTGCAGAACGCTCTTTACGAAGATCTGTGTTAGTCAAGCGCCCTGCGGTCTTTGAGTAATCATTTAGGCGTCTTTGTGTTGAGTTAGCACGCCTTACTAATTCAGAGTTTGGACCCATGTTTATGCCAGCAACGATTTCATCTTCATAAGCTGCTTTTCGGTAGTTTTGCAAGTCTCTAATGGTGTCTTTCAATACGCGCTCTTTTGCACGACCTAATTTGCTGAACCCATCAGGAACTTTTGGACCCCAAGCCATTATTTGAGTTTCCTTGCTTTAGACATAATCTATCCTTCTTGTTAGTTGTAAATCTTACTTTATTCTACCGCAAAAGTGCGAATAAAGTAGCTGAAAATGACACTACAGCACCGCCTAGAGCGGTCTTGGCAATAACATCGATCCACTGCATTTTGGCAATCTCAAGCTCTACGCTACGTACTCTGTCTGGAATGTCAGAGAGGCCCTTGAGCTCGCTAGCAAGCTGGATTAGAAGTTTGTTGGTTTCCTGCTGTTCCTTGTATAGGTCGTTTATGGTGACTTTTACGTGGGCGCCTTGGGTAGCGTCCGAGGACATTATGCAGTGCCACCGTTAATGGTAACTCCGACGTTTAGAACGCCCTGTACAGGGGTGGCCAATTCAGCTGCGCTAAATGAGTCATCTAGGATGTCCCAGTTGCCGTTGATTTCTGCAGCGCTAAATGGCTCAGCGGTGCCAGGGATTGGCTTGTAAAGACCTAAGTTTGGTGTTGACTCGGATGCCATGACTAACCTTCGTTTGTTGGAGTTATCTCGATGGTTGTCTCACTTGGAAGTATACCATCTTCAACTGGCTCAGGTATTACTGCTAGCGGAGAATGTCCCTGCGCTAGCGCCACTAATTCGCGAGCAATATTGCGCTTGGTAATTGGATCTCTAACATGGCGCAAGATGATGTCTTGTACATGCATCAGCAGTGCTGGCACATCTAGGTTCGCTCTGGCGTTTGGATCAAATCTACCAGTGAGCTGATTCAAGAAGGTAATGGCCTTCATGTCACCCGACTGCACTAACTGTCCTAATGCTTGGTCAGCGATCGGGATGTACTTTTTCAAGTTGTCTTCGCTCTTTGCAGAGAATGCTCCAGCGAAGTGTTTATCGCGCATCCAGCCATCAAGCTCAGCCAAGCCAATCTTCATCTGCTTAGCTAAAGCCTGCGGTGGTTTCAAGTTCAATGGGTTCAAATATGCTTGCAGGAATGTCTCTTGCCGTAGCGTAAGGTTTGGGTTTGCCACCGTCTTGATC